CAGGTGATGGAACTTCTGCTATTAAAGCCTTCGCAAAAGTTTCTTCAAATGAAACAGTGGCAAAGTTAATTCAGCAATCTCCCGAATTTTAATATAAGGAGCAAATTATTTTTTAGCTAATTTTGGTGACTTATAATCCCAAATATAATTTAACATATCACATTTTGTTCCGTGCCACCGTATTACCATATTTTCCTGTATAGTCACGCCGCAAACCTCACAAGTAGCCATTCTTGTGAGGTTTCTTGTTTTATTAGCTACTTGTTCTTTGGCAGTTTTACTCATATTCTCGATGGTCGTAGATGAATGATATACTTCATCTGGCCATCGTTTTCGCATTCTAGGCATTATTAGATTCTTTATTGTCAATCTTTCTCTGTAAATACCATAATGCCTTCTTCAAATCTTCATTATAGGTATCTTCATTTTTAACACCTGCACGAAGAATATATTTAATAACATTACCAAGGTGAAATCCTAAATCATAATGCTCAATAATCTTAATTACTTCATATGGACCTGGATTATAATGATCTGGGTGATTAACAAATTCTCTTTCTTTATTAGGTTCATTATCTATAATAGGATTAATTTCTAATGTTGGAACATAATCTAAATGGGAATATTGTGGAAATGGACTTACCTCCGCACCCCAACCCATTCCTCTACTAGTAATATCTCCTTGATTAATATTATTCAATACCTCTGAATCATATGTTCGTTTATCTAATATTTTATTTAGATGATCCCTATAATCAACATATTGTTCATCTTTTACAATTTTAAAATTACTATTATCAGAATATGATTCATAATCATCATAATGGTTTGTCATATTAATATTCCTTTCTTTCTATGTTTCTCTATGTAATTTTCTTGATAATGATTTCCAGTCTTTTACTGCTTTATTCTTATGTAGGAAGTTGGCGGCATTCCAGAATGGTTCATCATTGGATACCATATGGACCATTTCATGCTGAAATAAGCGTGCTACAGGCCCCTCTAACTGTCGGGTGATGGTTTCCCCACTCTCACTCTGAAACCTTACCCTGATCGTATATGGACGGATTATCTTAACTTTGATTCCTGGATATGAATAACAGGTTTCGTGATATACCGACATCTGATCAGAATAATTAACTATCTTAGGATTAATGGCAAATATCCAATCCTCACCTGGAATATTCTTTACATAGAAAATACTATAATTAATACCTAACTCTGGCGCAGATACTCCCGGCACCGCTTTATTTTCTAATACCTTATATAAAGTATCCTTAATTTCAAGTATTTCCTCACTATTGAAATTATTGTATTTTTCTATAATCATTGTTGTATCCATTTACTGAAATTTTTCACCTTTTCTACTTTTATTATATTTGTAAACTTGTCTACCATATCTGTTTTATGACTGATAATAAAAACATTGGTTCCCTCGCCTAATTCCTCCATCATCTTGAAGAATGAATCAATACCATCGTAATCTAATGAACTATCCATGATTTCATCAAAGAAAATTAAATTACTTGTAGTCGATGATCTTAATTTTGATATCATTCTCCATGTAAAGATAAGGGCTAAATTAAGTCTCATTTTTTCTCCCTCTGAGAAGGATTCATATGAGAATATGTCTCTATATCTAGATTTAATTGTCTCGTTAAATTGTTCATCTAACTCAAAATTAATGAAAAAATTCATGTTTTCAAGAAATTTATTCACTGTCTTATTAATGAGAGGAATATACTTTCTGACAATTTGTGCCTTGATCCCATTATCTTTTAGTAGAACTCCAATATTCTCAAATAAATCTTTTCTACTATTGCTGGCACTTTTCTGTTCAATTAATGAGATATGATCTTCTCTTAATTGGTTCAGTTCTCCGGCAGAAAATAAAATCTTATTTTCGTCATTAATAGCGTTCATTTCTTTAGTTAGATTGTTGATATTTCTTTGATCAGATAAAATATAATTTCTATATTCCGATATAGTGTTATTATGTTTATTGATCGTATTTTGAATAGTATTATATTTCTCTAATTTTCTATTGGACGTTTTTAGTTTCTTTTCTAAGATAGCAAGATTTTCCGTCAATTGTCCAATATCTGTATTATGAGTTTCTATAGCTGAACATTTAAAATCAGATGTAATATCCTGTTTACATACGGGACATACATCATTTTTATTAAAGAAGTCGATTTCATCCAATAATCTAGATTTTTTATTATTGAACTTGTCATTAAATTTATTCATTTTGCTAATGTCAGAATTTAAGCTATCTACGTTGGGCAAGGTCTTTGTTAGCTCGACCACAGCAGCAGTATTTTCATCAATTATTCTATTGAATTCAAGTATATTCTTCTCATATTCCCGAATCTTGTCTTTAATAGAATTAATTCTGACTTCTTCATTGTTACTCAGTTGTTCAATATAATTCTCATGAACTCTAATTTTTTCTGCAATTATTTCAATCTTAGTGGCTAACTCAGATTGGCTAACTTTGATTTCCCCTAACTTTGTTTTTAGAATTATATTCATTGTGGTGAATATCTGTTGATCCAATAAGTCTTCCATGAATAGTCTTCTATTATTCAATGATAATTGCATGAATGGAACGAATGATGCTGTTCCCATAATAGAAGTTTGCGTGAATGACTTATGTCTTAATTTAATTATGTTAGCCTCTAAGTATTCCTGATAATCTCTACTATCGGCTTCCTGATTAATTACGGCTCCATTCTTGATGATTTCAAAAATTACAGGTTTCATACCTCTACGAATAATGAATTTGTCATTTCCAATACTGAAATACAATTCAACAACCATGTTCTTTCCGTTAATAGAATTAACTAACTGTGGTTTATTAATATTTCTATATGGTTTATTGAATAATGCAAAACAGATAGTCTCAATTAATAATGAATTATGAGATACAATTTCATTTGCGTAATATTCTTTCCCGTCAACCTGAAGATCATATAAATCTTCTTTTTCAGGTAGTATCTCTAATTTTGAAATTGCTGAATATCCATATTTTGTTTTTATATTATCATGTAATATTAAATTTTTCGCAGATTTCCATCCATGCTCTGTAAATAACAAATGATCCTCAGATACCTCAATAAATAAACCACTTATTAATGTTATTTTTAATATACTACTATCATATGAGGTAACATCTGCAAATTCTATTTCTTTATATCCATATTGTGTCTCTACTAATACATTTCCTATTTCTTCGGGGAACGTATTATAAAATTCTACTATATCATACACTTCTGCTTTCATTTTTTATCCTAATATAATTATCAATGTCTATTGTTGTTTTAAGTAATATACTATTAAAAAGTTTTATTTTTTTATCCATTTTTTCAGTATATTTTTCTTGTCCAATGTTTCCATATAATGGGCAAATTTCAATATAATCATTGAAAATATTAAAATCATATCGTAAATTTGAATTTGGATATTTTTGATCTATTTTCAATTCTATATTTTGAAATTTTTCTTTTATTTGCTCATAAAAATATATTTCATAAGATGATCGTAATAAACCTTCTTCAGTTCTTTGTCGCCATGCTTGTTTATTCCCACTTGTTAGTAAATGTTTATTCTCTACAAAAAATAATGAAGTTAAATATTCATCTGGACATTTCATATCTAATATTTCTAATTGTATATCTGAAATATAAGTTTTGATATAATATTTTATATTAGTGTATTTTAAATATGGTTTTTCATGAATATGTTTTTCTATTTTAGAATAAAATTCGTCTTTAGTTTTAACTAAAGTCATTTTTCTATTTTTATTTAAATATTCAATACATTCCTCTATAGAATTATATTTATTAATATTAATTGATTTTTTCCTTCTATTAATTTCATCAATTTCTTTTTGGGACTTACTATTAATAGTGTTTTGCCATTTAATTTGTCTATTTTTCCAAATATTAGGCCCTTCAGTTAAACCATACTTTTTAATACATTTTTCTAATGAAAATGTAGATTGAATTTTAGCTACATGAATTATAGACTCATCCTCTGAATATCCTTTATTCATCCAATATTCTTTTCTTCTTGGAGATACTAGATAAACATCTTCTTTTTTTCTTAATGATGATGATTTTGCACCTTTATTATTATTATTATGTTTAGTATTTTCTGCTAATTTTATAGACTCATCCTCTGAATATCCTTTATTCATCCAATATTCTTTTCTTATTGGTCGTCTTTTGTTTCTTTCTAAATCAGCAGCTTCTACAGAATATCCTTTATTGGTCCAAAATTCTTGAGAATATACCGATAATCGTTTTTTCTTTTCCATAACCATTCCTTTTATATTATTAGTATATATAATGGTTATGGAAAATTATTTTCGATTTTTAATATAATTTTTAAATTTATTCTCCGTTTCTGTGTTTTTAAATTTAATATCTATTTTTGTAGATTTTCTCACACATTTTCCATTGCCGTTTTTACCAACAATTAAGGTATGTTTATTTTTATTGAGAAATATTTCAGTAAAAGTATTTCCTGCACTTAGAAAATTTTTAAATTTTATCTTCTCGAAATTAATTCGCATATTATATACCTATAAAATTTTCTTCATAATAGGAAATATCCCAATTTCATCCATCTGAATATTTACACCTTTTAATATTAAGTCACTTGGAAATACAACATTATCTAGTCTAGTTTCTTTCCCCATTTCCATAGACAAAATAGGGTATATTGACATTCCTTCTTTATATAAATGTTGTATACTATTTCCATATGGAGTATCTAACATCTTAATCTCTACGAATAATTTATTGCCCTTAATGTATAATTTGTTTAGTCTATTTACTAGTTTGGATAAATCATTTTTAGATAAATCACTATTTTGATCATGAAAATAACCCAGATATTGATAGTCTGGGGATTTATTAACAAAATCAGTTACCATGGAATATACTACTTGACTAGTATAACATGTATTAGTATATGGGCTTATTTTACCTACACGCAAGACATGTGCCCGGTAAATTTTATTTTCTTCATCTATACATTTAAGATTACTTCTAAAAGTATATGGTGGTAAAATATTCATAATCACTCCTTATCTATTATCAAATTCAATTGATGCCCGATAATCAGCATTTTCCCATTCTGACCTATAATTTTGAGTAGACTTAGTTTCAATTATGACTTTACTACTTGTTATTTGTGAAACTGAAAATCTACGTTCAATGTCCTCTCGAATTAATCTAACTAAATCGTCTTTAGTATATTTTGCAGTAAATGTAGGCATTATATCACTCCTTACTTAATTGCATTGCTTCATTATAGAGATTGATTAACTCTTTCTTAATCAAATTCTTATCGTCCATTTCAACTTTATCAACATAGTTATTCAATATGGTATAAGTGTCTTCTATCTTTTCCATATCTACGTCACTATCAATGCTGATCAATACACTCTGATCAATTACTTGTAAATCAATAGTTTCTACTTTGTTGAAGTTGTCTAGAAATTCCTCTAACTTGTGTTTCTTACTAGTGCTATTAATTAACACCTTAACATAAGTATTTCTATAACTCTCATATGGAAATGTTGAATTCTTAATAACTTTTTCATCATACACTATACAATGAAATAATTTATATGGGTTTTCAACAAACTCAGTTTCTCCGGTATCTAAGTCTAATATGATAAATCCTCTAGGATCATCATAATCACTCCATACAATTTCATATGGTGTTCCAACATATGTGATATTATCAATTGTAGATTTATGATGATAATGTCCAGTGAATACTTGTTTAAATTTACTCAGTATTCTATGTGACATACCTTCCTCGGAAAAATTATCTTTATTCATTTCAAATCCAGATAATTCCAAATGACCAATCATATAGTCAGATTTAGAATTATGAATATACTCATAAGATAATTGTTCATTATCATCACATATCCAGGGAACATATAAAAATCGTTTATCCTGAATAATAACTTCCGCTGGTGATGAATAATATTTGATATTATCAGGAGCATTTCTATAGAGAATGTTTAATGCATTAACACTATTCGTTCCCTTATAGAAGGTATCATGATTACCAATAACAATATCCAGGGAAATATTTCTTTTCTCCATTTCCTTGGTAAAATATTCATGAATAGCATGAGCAGTATTAATGTTGATAAATTTACGTCTATCAACTAAATCCCCACATTGAATGACCTTAGTAATACCACGTCTATCTAATTCAGGGAAGAATACTTTACTAAAGAAATTATTGAAGTGATTGATAATATGAATACTATCTGATCTAGCACCCCAATGAAGATCACCTAGAATAGCTATTTTATTTTCATTAGCCATATTATTTTCGATTCTTATTATTACCAAAGATTCTATTATGTGATTTCTTCTTATCATACTCTTTAAGAGCTTCCTGACATAATTCTAATACCGAATGTATGTTATCACGATAATTATCTCTAACATGCTCACGTATTGTTGTATCAAACATGTTTCTAACATATTGTCCAATGATAGGTGGAATGTTACCCATTTCCTTATTGATTATAGTCATTAACAGTTATTCCTTATTCTTATTCATAAAACCACAGTTTAGTATACAACTTAAAAAAGATGGTGTCAAGAACTATTTTAACATTCTTGCATCTTTTTTTCATTCTGACGTTCTTTTGCCTTTCGTCTCTTTTCACTTAACATATTCTCATAAGTCTCGACAAAATCATCATCATTCATTTCAGAGGGATTTTCACTTCTCAAATTTGAATATGTCTGAAATTCTGTTATCTTATGAATGATATACGTTTGCTTTCTCTCTTTTTGGATTCGTCTAATAAATGCATTTTTAATGATTTCAGTGAAATATGCAAACGGATTATCATATTTCTCAGGATTGAAACTATGCAAATATAGAAAAACATTCTCTATTCCATCAGATATCATTTCTTCCTTAAACGGATAATTACAGAAATTTGATTTCTGTGCTAACTTATTTGCCAATAGTAAAATACACTCCCCAATATAATTTGGAATAGGTGGAACGTTAAGATTATTTTCCTGACACTCTTTAATGTCATTTTGATATTTAATAAATGCCTCTAGAAATTTTTTATTATTGATATAGTGATTTCTAGGTTTAGTTAATCGTGTGGGAGTAATTGTTTGTTGTGACTTGAAATTCATCCATGGTTTCCTCTGCTAGACAAGATTTATAGTGTGATAATATTTCTTCATTGGGCATATTGACGGTTAGAATTGATGTTGGGCTAAATAGGAAACTCCTAGTTACTGTATAAGGCATCCACTTCAATAGAAATAATGCAGGAGTATTATTAATGATCTGTCGAGTAACTACATATGGATTAACTGCCATCATATAATTACCATTTCGTGATAAATTACTAACTAATAATTCATCACCAGTCATCAATTTAACGACCATAGGAAAGAATGGAAATTCTACTGATTGTTCCATAGTTTCTTCAGTCGTATCCTCCATTTGTTCCATTTGTTCCATTTCATCAATATCATCCAATGGTGTATTGGTGGGTTCGGTATTTAAATTCTTCGTCATTGTAAATTTTAACCCTTTCAAACAAATGGTTTAATGTAAAATTATTCTTACCTTTATAGACTAAATTATCGGCTATATCGTATAATTTAGCACTATTCTTCTTTGAAGATATACGAAGAATTCTTCCGATTGATTGAAGATTTCTAATTTTAGATTTAGATGGACTTGCAAAAATTGCATTATTCAAATTAGGAATATTAATACCCAATTGAAATACTCCATATGAGGCTATTATAACAGAATTTTCAAGATTGTCAACCTTCTGTATAGTCCCATGTCTATCTTTAACGTCAACCTTTCCATGAAGAAAATATACATTTTCCATCTTATTTTTTAATAAGTCAAATAGTAATTTTCCATGGCCATCTACCCTATTAAATAATACTAAAGTATTACCCTTCAGAGATTGAACTAATCCAGATATAAACGAATTTCTTTTTCTATGAGAAATTAGGAAATTGATTTCATCCTGATATTCAAAATCCTTAGCCAGTTTTTTAGTGATATCATCATAATTAAGCATTATAATATCAATTGATAAATTAGCTAATTCCCCCCGATCCATTAGTTCTTTACTACTAATAACTTTATTGTGAGTATTGAATAATCCCTCTAATACTAATATATTCACTTCCTCGGATTGGAGGGTGCCAGTAAACCCAAAGCGATACTTACAGGCCACCAGAGAGCAAAGTATGGAGCTTAAAACCCTTGATTTACAGGTATGCGCCTCATCGAAAAACACCACGCTAAACTGCTTGAACCATTCAGGATCAATATTCTGTAGTGATTGCCATGTGGATACAGTTATAGTATCGTCAGTATTTTTTTCCTTACCAGAATAGATTTTATGAACATTTTCTTTATATCCATAATTCAGAAAATCTCCGGCCATCTGTTCTACTAAATTAGTTGTTGGAACGATAATTAATACTTTATTATCATTAATACCCTTTAAATAATATCTGGATAACATATAAATTAATAATGATTTTCCTGATCCTGTAGGACTAACGATTAGGCGGCGATTACTATTGACACAATCTAGGAATGCTGCTATTTGATAATCTCTAGGAGTGACAGGAAGTTTTAGATAATCAATAAATTCCTGAGTAGAATTGTCATCCATGTTAACTTCGGATTTAGAAAGATTATTAACTATGTCATATGAATTATCAGCAGCATATTGAATAATTTTATCTAATAATCCATAATATATTTTCTTGGTTTGTTTAGAATATAATTTAATCTTACCATTCCAATTTTTATATTTTGGATTTTTTCTGGCCATGAATTTACTACCAGGAATTTCATATGTTAATAATTCAGATAGTTCCTGTTCCACATGAGGTTCATCAGAAGTAACTTTTATGTAAACCTCATTAAAATAATTAATAGTAAGTGTGGTCATAATTAATTCACTCCATTCTCAAATTTTTTCCAATCAATATAATTCTTAAATACGAAATTTCTATTATTAATAGATTTAATAATTTGGTCTAATACACCAACTTTTTCTTGTTGTAGTTCCATTTTTATTAGATGTTGTGATACATCTTCATCACCATCTAAATACATAGGCAATTCGGATTTTAAAATTTTATATTGAAATGGTTCCCAATTTAATTCTTTCAATTGATCCATACTAAGTAATCCTAGATAATATTCCCATTTAATTCTATATAATTTTTTATGATCTGTCTTATATTTCTTTAATAATGCAGTTTCATTGGCGAATATTTTTAGATATTTACTATGTAATTTTGGAGTGTTTAATGTTTCCCCACCAATATCTTCTACATTTATTTTAGTGTCTTCTTCCCATAATGTAATAATATCATCTAATTTCATTCTTATACTCTTTCAATTTTTATGTTTTTATATTTAAATGTCGCAGTTGCAACAACATGTTCCTCTGATGTTTGAGTTGATGAAAGAATAAAATCTGATAATGACGTGGGAAATGCATCTAAAATAGTAACCCTCACATTAGGATTTTTAGTATTAGTTAAAATATTAATAATACAATCAGATTCCTTACCTTCACCTTTCCAATTTTTACTAATCAATTCTGCGCGCTGTTGGTAACTCTCTGGTCCACCTAAACCATCCAGCCAAGTAGAAATTTCTAGATAATTTTCTAAATCCTCATCTACTATGAATGTAACAGTCAAATCATTATAAACCATTTTATTTCCATTTAGGTTAATATTAATAAATGGCGTAGATTGTTGTGTAGTAGTAATTCTTTTCCCAGGTATATTCACACTCTCCGTGAAAAAATTAGTAGTGGGAAGTTTCTTTACGAAAAACGTAAACCCTGTTGATGATAAGAAATTATAGTTTGATGGTTGACTATCTAAAGCTGACATGGTATACTCCTAAAAAATTAGGGGACATGATTCCCCTAAAAAGTAATTATGATCGTCGCATTAAGTTTGCGATCTGTATATGTTATACATATTTATCAATCTAATATTTAAAAAGGAAGAGTATATTGAGATTTATTGGAGATATTCATGGAAAAGTTTCTGAATATGTAAAAATCGCCAACGATAGCCCAGATGGAAAATCTATTCAAGTTGGGGATTTCGGTATGGGATTTGATATTAAATATAGAGAACTAATTAACCTTAAAGGTAAACATTATTTCATTCGCGGAAATCATGATAGTCCCGATGTATGTAAACAATATAAAGATAGCCCGTATCTTAAATGGATGTCTGATGGTAGACTGACTACTGGATTGGCGGATAATTCTCCGGGCAATAAGAAATCATGCTTATTCCTTGGTGGAGCATTTTCTATTGATAGAGAAAGACGATTAGAAGGCGTATCATGGTGGCCAGATGAACAACTATCATATAAAGAATTGAATAAAATTATTAAGAAAGTTGAAAAAATAAAGAAACCTCTGGATATTGTAATATCTCATGATTGTCCAGAATCATTCTGTTATAATTTAGATAGAGACTATAGGAATTTTTCTGATTGGAACAGTGTTACTCGACATGCTCTACAAATGATTTGGGATATCAATAAACCTAAAATGTGGATTCATGGGCATTGGCATATTCAAAATAATACTGTAGTTAATGGAACCGAATTTAATTCTCTGGCCGAGTTAGGGTATATTGATGTGGAATGGTAAGAAAATATTTGATGAATTGAATAAATATGAAAATGCCGTGGCATTTATCTATGCAGTATTCCTAATCATTATCGGATTACTTATTATAGGGGCAAGTTTCGGGAGATAACCAATGAATGATATAGAATTTATCATAATTTTATGGATATCTGTTTATTGGTTCACTCGTTAAATGATATATTTTATTATAGGAACTATTCTTGGATTTCTGAGGCGAACTAGAATTAATAAACCACCTTTAGTAGATTTGGGTATTCTATGTCCATCGTGTAGAAATAATAGATTAAAAATAGTCGCGCCATACAGATATCATTGTGATAAATGTAAATGGCTGGGACCCATGATACCATTGAGGTAATAATGAGAGAATTAGTAGATAAAATTGAACAATTAATTCCTAATGTAAAACACCGCAAATTGATTGTATTAAAAAATAAAGACACTTCGTTACATGATGAAGTATTAAATTTATCTCATTATTTAGATTTATCTACTAATTTAACAACTAGACTTAAATTTATTTCCGCAGGATATACATCATTATTAAAATGTAAAACCTGTAATAATGAACATCAACACTTGAATGATAGAAAAGAAATATCTGAATATTGTTCAGGAAATTGTTATTTAAAGGATAAGAATAAAGACACGAGTAAATTTAAATTCATAGATCAAACTGAAAAAGTTAGAAAAATGAAGGAAACTAATAAAGAAAAATATGGCCACGAATTCAATTCTCAAAGAAAAGAAATTAAGACTATATTAAATAAATCGAAATTAGAAAAATCTAATCCTGGCGCACTGAATAAATTATTAAATTATGAATATATGTATAATGAGTATGTAATTAAAAATTTAACATCTACACAAATAGCAGAAAATTTGAATGTATATTATGGAACGGTAATAGATTATTTAATTAAACATGATATAGAAATTCAATATTATTGTAATAGAAGTTCTCATGAAAAAGAATTAAGTGAATTTTTAAATGAATATAACATTGAAGTATTAACCAATGTTAAGGGGATTCTAGATAATTTAAATTTAGAACTTGATGTATATCTACCGCAATATAAATTTGCATTGGAAATTAATGGATTATATTGGCATTCTTCTACTATAGAAACTGATAGACATTTGATTAAAACAGAGCAATGTAAAAATAAAAATATTTCATTGTTCCAATTTACTGATGAACAATGGATATCTAAAAAACATATATGTAAATCAATGATATTAAATAAAATACAGAAATCAAATAGAATTTTTGCCAGACAATGTATAGTAAAAGAAATATCAACTGAAATATGTAAATCTTTTTGTGAGGAAAATCATATTTCAGGATATTCTCAATCTAAATTAAAATATGGTCTATATTATAATGACGAATTACTACAAATAATATCTTTAGGTTCTCCACGGTTTGATAAACAAAATGAATGGGAACTTATTAGATTATGCACGAAAATTGGATATAATGTTGTAGGAGGATCATCTAAATTATTTAAATATATTATTAATAATCATAATCCAAATACAGTTATTTCCTATGCGGATAGACAGTATAGTGAAGGTAATGTGTATAACAATTTAGGATTTACATTTTCTCATTATAGTAAACCTGGATATAGATGGACTAATGGAGTTATTAGTTATAATAGAATGAATTTTCAGAAACATAAATTAAAAAATCAGTTGAAAAAATATGATGAGAATCTAAGTGAACGGGAAAATATGTTTAATAACAAATATAAAATGTATTGGGATAGTGGACAATCAGTATGGACATATAAAAATCCTCTAGTAAATTAATACTAGAGGATAAATATATCAAATATTATGATACCTTTACAATAACATAATATTTGATATATTGAATTTTTTAATGGGTCTATTCAATTCTACACATTTTCTGAGAGTTACATAAGGAATATTGTTATTCGTAGCATATTCCTTTAATCCATTTATTTCAATAATTTCACCAGAAAATTTCGTGATGATATATTTCTTAGAATTATTAATTTTCATTAAGTCAATTTGAGATTGTTTTAATTGTTTACCTTTATTGGCAATTGATATTTTTAGTTTATGTTCTTCTGATAAAGGACCAGGATTTCTATTTCTTTGACCAGAATTCCATTGTTCTTTTAAAAATTCTGATTGAGCCTTCTTCCATTGATCAGACTGTTTATGATTAGCATCTAATTTAGATTGTCTCATTTTGTCAATGTGTTTCTGAGTAAATGCTTTACCATTCTCATTCTCTAGTCTTCGTTTTTTGAAACTTTCAGTTTTAGCTAATGATATATTTTTACCTACAGATGCGTCCCGTGGTCCAGTATTTTTACCAGTTTTCATTAATGATATTTTCTGGCCAATTGTTTTAATGTTTTCTGGATATTTGTGCCACATTTCATTATTGGTTATATTAAGATTATAGTATCTATTACGCAATTCTTCTGGTTTAATCATTTTAAGATATCGTAATTCTTCTACGTATAACTCTGGTCTAGAAGAAATATTTCTTTTAATAATTCTACGTTTAAAATCATATGGACGGCGATTAAATGCCTTTTTCATTATTTTAGAACTACAAATATAACCATCATTTTCAAAGCCCCAATGACATCCAATATAATAACGGTTATGCTTTCTATCCATCCAAATATAAATAAAACCACTTTTTTCTTGTCTACTCATAAAAATACTCCTAAGATTTGTTTTCCTAGGAGTATTTAGTATCTATGTTAGGCGATAATTAAGAAATTTAAAGAAAGTGGACCCTTTTACATTAGGTTGGTCACAAGAATCCTGCGGTAATATTTATTACTATCTTTTGTTAAGGCACCATTACCTGCGGTAATACCTTCGGCAAATGGATTTGCTACCATACCATATCTGGTTTTGAAAGCAATTCTAGGTTGGAAATTATCTTCACCTACTGCACGAACCATCTGTAGTGGAACATATGGACAGTAGAAAATACCAGCATCGAATGTAGAAGGACCTTTATAACCTACAACGGCATAGTTACCACCTTCGGCATATGGATCAATATAAACACGTAGTCTACCATTTAGAACACCAGCAAAAGTATTACCAGTATCATCAACATTCAGTTGATTTGAGTTAAGAGCAGGAGTATAATCTAGAATGCCGGCCATTTGCATTGCTGATGCGACATCAGAAGAGCAAATCATAATGTTACCTTTACCTCTACGAATATCGCGTGAGATTTGGTTACATTCACGTTCTAGATGGAACATTAGACCTTTGAATTTTTCAACTGACCAACGACCATTTGAGTCTGTATCAAGATCGAAAATACCTGATGTGGTTGTTCCGGTATTAGCACCACGAGTAGCTGTAATAGCAATGGTTCTAATTACTTCTCTATTGATTTCAGCAAGAATTTCTGTGGTTAGAATGTTAGCTAATTCAGTTTCAGCATCCAGACCATGAATGGCGCGTAAATCTTGGGCCATTTCTTGTGAGTATTCAGCTTTTAGCGCACGAGATTTCGCAGTAACGGACATTGATTCGATACTGAAACTCATTTGTGGAATTGCAGTATTACCAGATGCGCCTAGGGCTTCGGATTGAGCAGTTGACATACCACCACCAAAGTTGTAGATACCTTCTTCGGCAAGGTTAGCTGTTACTGATGTAGTCCCTGGTAGTGTTCCAACATGTTTATTACCAACAGTGTTAGCACCAGAAACAACAGATGCATAAGAAGTATTAACTTCATTATAGAATGTTTCTGTGCCGGATTGATTGGTATAACGTGAACGCATGGCGAAGATAAGACCTGTAGGACCAGTCATAGGCTGAACACCACAAACATCATAAGCCATAATGTTAGGCATAGTTCTGCGGACCATAGAAATTAATACAGGATCGTAATTATCAATACTAGAACTAGTTACGTTAGTTGGCACACCAGCTTCTAACAGTGAACGTGGGTTATAAGACCCAGTTTCTCTAATTGCTTTTTCAGTATTTTCTAACAGAGTAGCTGTAACACTTCTACGTCTAGCATCAGTAATTGGAGGAAGACCTGCAACTTCTAGTAGTGGTTTCCATCTTTTTACGATTTCTTCATTAAGTTCCATTTAAATAACTCCTTGTGTTTAATTATATATATTTTTTATTAGATTTTGGTAGTTCTAGCGATGGCGTTAATATAACTTGCCATTGCAGGATCATTAATTTGATCGGTATTAGAACTGTCTTTTGCTTCCTCAGTTAAAGAAGCAATTCCAATCACTTCTTCTTGCTCGGTAATGACATCATCACTACCAGAAAAATGAGCTTCTTTAATAGTTACTAATTTAGATTGAAAATCAGTCATATCTTGATAACTTAGATTTTCAACTAGAGTTAGGAATTTTAATGAATCACTTTCAGTTAAATCTTTAGTCATTCCTATAATAATAACATCTCTAACTAATTCTTCATTAGTTGTAGCTAATTCAAAGTTTCTATTTTGAATAGCGTTCATTTCTTGTTTAATAGTTTCTAGTTCTTTTTCTAATTCACCTAAAAGGTCATATTTATCTTCTGGAACATCAACATAATGTTCAGTGAATAATTTATGCATACCCTTCATGAAACTTTCCTGTAGATCATATTTAATTGAATTTTCTACGGCAAGTTTATTTGCTTCTACCCATTCATTAACAGTATGGGTTAGATATTCATCAATACCCTCTGCTAACTCAGTTTTATATTCTTCAACTAATTCATTGAATTGAACTTCTTGTGATTCTTGGAGTTTAGCAGCATCAATTGTTAATCTTGCATTAACAGCACTTTCGATTAGTGTAGAAACCTTAGTTTTAAATTCTTCTGATAATTCAGATTCAGAGAACATAGCATCAACATCTTCTTTGACAGGGGATGCTTTTGCTCTAATAGTAGCTGCATTTCCAGCAGCAGCGCCGGGAGGAACGCCAAGATCAGCATTTGGACCGAATTGAGCCATTGATTGATTGAAGAAATCAACTAATTCTGATTTTTTCATACCATTTAATGATTGCATCATACCAGAAAGCATGTCAGATTTGGTCATACCATCTGCTGGCATTGAATTTGGTTTTAATGTATCGGATGCGGCTGTTTCGTCTAATTGCATTTCATTTTCATCTTTAATTGACATGTTTTCTTCCTTACATTTCTTTATTTAAGTATAT